ACCGGGATACACTGGCAGCTCGGAATATAGTGACCTTCGCATTGACCAAACTAGCTAATGGCTGGGGCGCAGCCAATAAAAAAGAGTCCACCTAAGGGTGATACGTCAGTAGATGGTTAGGCGCTTTATGATGTCCGGTGTGACCTTGACCAGGAATTCAGCCAGGTCCATGAGCACCAGGTCAGGTAAGCCATTGGTATAATTGAGCAAAATGCACTTAGGCATCTCTCTGGTTAAGTCCACCAATTGATCATATACAGAACGTTCAATCCCGATGATTGGCTGGTTACCTTTCTTCTTGAAGATGAGCATACCGGACTTATTGTCCTCACGGGCTCCTGTAATACATTGATTCCAGAACTGTTCCACCTCATCATTTTTTACAGGCCGGAGGTGCTTGAATAGACAGGCATGGGGATAGCCGGTCTTGGCCTCAATGGAAAACAACCTGGTCAGGAACTCACCTTCCGGCTTAATGGCTATAATGTCCCCAGACACATTTTCCGCGGTTTTGATGGTCCCGAGTCCCCCGCTCGCCGGGGAGCGCCAGAACAGGTAGGGCTTCTCTACCCCTGTGATCCATTTGGTGAATAACCTGGCGATGTCCCTCTCCCAGGACGAACCTTTTGCCTTTCCGTTTGCCATAACAGTCTCCTAACACAGTTTTACCTATTTACAGTGTCCTGAGACTGTTGTAAACGTCATGTTCTATATATGAAACATATGACCATATTCAATATGGGATGTGTCATATGTGAAACATGCTTAGGCGGCTGGTCTCGAACCAGCAGTCTCCGGATTCAAAGTCCGGCGGATTTACCAATTCTCCTACGCCTAAATATACTGGAGCTCCGTGCTGGAAGCGAGCCAGCGTTTCATCCTTACCAAGGATGCGTTCTACCACTGAACTAACAGAGCGTGTGTTCTGGAGCTGGCGGAGGGCCATGATCCCCCAACCTCGGCCTTACAGGGGCCTTGCTCTACCTACTTGAGCTACGCCAGCTTGGAGCCAGGAGAAAGGTTTGAACTTTCATCACCGGTCTTACGGGGACCGTGTTTTACCGGTTAAACTACCCTGGCAATGGAAGGCCCGATGGGACTCGAACCCACATATCATTCCGGTCCGTAGCCGGACGTTCATCCATTTGAACTACAGGCCCATATCTGGTGCCGTGTTTCCGAGTTGCACGGAGTTATCCGGTTCTTCAGACCGGCGCAATCACTGGACTTGCTCACACGGCGTATCTGGTCGGAAATGATTGAGTCGAACAATCTCCACATGGTCCCAGGCCACGGATGCAACCCCTACACCAATTTCCGATATGCTTATTGGCTGCGTTGGCAGGTAACGATCCTGCTTATCCCATATTAACAGTATGGTGCCTGTCCTTTCGGCCACAACGCATTATGTTCTGGAGAGATGAGGTGGATTTGGACCACTCGTCGGCCACTCCGCTTATTTTATGACAGCCGGGTTGCAGCCGGCCACGGAGAACTCACCTCTTATGTTTGGTGGAAGTGCATGGAATCGAACCATGACGGTCATAGACGGCTGATTTACAGTCAGCGGAGCCCACCACCTGCTCAACACTTCCATTTATTTTTGGTGGGAGACCAGGGAGTTGAACCCTGACGGTGCTAAACCACTGGTTCCTAAGACCAGCGCGGCTGCCAGTTACGCCAGTCTCCCATGTTATCCTGGTAGCTGAGGAGAGACTCGAACTCTCACGGCCATAGGCCACTCGCTCTTGAGGCGAGCGCATCTGCCAAATTACGCCACTCAGCCAAAACAAAACCCCTAAGCCTCGTTGGAGGACTTAGGGGTTCCATGTACCTGATTGTGAACGAACCTCTATATCCTCCATCTCCCAAACGTGGGCAGGCAGTTATAGCGTTGCAATGTAGTGAGGTTCGTTCTCATAATCATATTCCTTTCCTTGGTGGACGTGGCCGGTTCTGCCCCGGCGTCCGTAAATACGTCATTACAGTTTCCACATGCTTCTCCTTTGCTTTGTTCTCGTTACCTGGAAACTCTCAAAGGCTAAGATTTTCCAGTAACATCCTTATGTTGTTTCGCCTTAGTCCCACTAAGGTCTGGTACTAAAGCTATCTTACCTTAATGACACCATTAAAGAGCCCGGTAAGAAAGTCTCGATAATGATGTACGCCGTCTAGGCAGCGTAAGCGTAATCGTAGTTATCTGCGATTATGGTTTTCTACTGGTTTTACGAGGCCTAGTAGACACCTCGACATGCACCTGTAATTTCAGTTATCTCCGTCGAAACTAATTCACGCCCCCTTTCTTTTTGCTTTTTTTGGCCAGCATCTTTGCAATCTTACGGGCCACACGGGCTTTGTTCTTCTCCCGTCGTCCAGAGGCTCGGTACTGAGCACAATGTGTTTTGTGACGGCCAATTTTTTTGCCGCCACCACTGGCTGCTTTACTCATAACATATCACCCCCTAAGGTTAATTTATGTCATGGATGCCTCCTGCGCTCATATACTGTCTCCTTCATTTTAGCTAATTGTAGCATATTGCAATAAATCTGTCAACCTTTATTTATACAAAAATATTTTCACTATTTTAGCTAAAAGTGTCTCCGGAAGCATCAGTCTCTTATAAATAGGAGTGTCTACACAAATTTACTATTTTGGATAGGTTATGCTCCGAGCGATAAAGATAAGGTTATATCCGACCAAAACACAGGCCAGTTCACTTGACCATACATTTGATTGTTGCCGATACATCTATAATTGGGCCTTGGAGAAGAAGATAGCCTACTACACCGAACATAAAAGGGGGTTAAGTCGGGTTACTATTTCCTCAATGCTCACTGAACATAAGAAGGAAAAGGAATGGCTTAAGGAAGTCAATGCCCAATGTCTCCAGCAGGTGTTGGTTGACCTGGAATCAGCCTTTAGCCATTTCTTCCGGAAGAACAATGGTTTCCCCAAGTTCAAATCCAAAAAGCAAGCTAAACGGACCTTTCGATGTCCACAGAGTATTGATGTGGTTGGTAAAACTCTTACCCTGCCAAAATTGGGTAAGGTTCGGTTCAAGGACCGGTTCAAATTCCAGGAACATTATGACCTTCGGAATGCAACCATATCAAGGTCTTCCACTGGTAAATACTACGCCTGCATCCTATATGAAAATGGATTGGTTGAACCAGAACCAAAACCGGTTTCCAGTGAAACCATGGTAGGTATTGACCTAGGCCTTACCCACTATGCAACCCTTTCTAACGGTACCAAAATAGACAATCCAAGGAACTTAGCCAAATCACTCAAACACCTGGCGGTGGCTCAACAGAACCTTAGTCGGAGGACTAAGGCCAGTAAGAACTACAATAAACAAAGAACCAAAGTGGCTCGGATATATAAAAAGGTCAATAACAGAAGAAAGGACTTCCTACATAAGCTGGTAAACAGCCTGGTTGAGAACCAAGGCCACGGCTCGTTTGCCATTGAGGACCTCTCCATTAGGTCAATGATGCAGAATGGTCAGACCTATATGTCCAGGTCAATAGGGGATACATCCTGGTACACTTTTCGGCAAATACTGGAATATAAGACCAAGGAAGCCGGTAAACAAGTGATTACCATCGGCCGATTTGATGCTTCCTCCAAGACCTGTGTCTGTGGGTTAGTGAACCAAGAATTGGAATTAGGGGATAGATTATGGACCTGCTCCGCCTGTGATGCAACCCATGACAGGGATATCCTGGCAGCTAGCAACATAGTGACCTTTGCATTGACCAAGCTGAATGTTGGCTGGGGCGCAGCCAATAAAAAAGAGTCCACCTAATCAAGTGGATACGTCAGTTATATCACATCTCATGTCATTTGTCAAGCTTTATTTTCACCCATGATACATTTTATCCAGCTTGTCATAAAGCAGGTTCATATGTTTCACAGGTAGCTCTTTAACCAACTGATACATATGAACATTGTCCTCATCTTTACAGGTCTCAATGGTCCAAATTTTCTGGTAGGTACCTTTCTTGTATCCATGGTCCTGGCGGAACCTATTCAGGACCTGCTTGCCAATGTACAGTTTATACAGGTCAGGTACATCCATACCCATGCGCTCACATAACATTAAGAATGTGTCGATGGGAAATCCACACCTGGTAATGGCCTGTGAAGCAATGAATTCCAGGACTTCCACATCCGTTTTTCCAGGCCAGGCGCAATCATTGATATGTGGTGTTATGTTCCGCTGTAGGTACCAGCTCATGCCAAAGTGGAAAATATCCACCAACTCAATTTGGAGGTTCAATAGGTCCATGGGTTTATTGGCCCACCACTTCCAATTCATATATCCCATGGCCTCCCCGCATTCCACCCAGACCGCCCTCAACCAGTCCAGGTTCAAATCGCGCCAATGGGGCCCCTTGATCCTGATGTTCAGCTCCTCTTGAAGGGCGAACATATGATCTATCATTTCATGTTCTTTCATCTGTGATCCTTTAGGAATTGATCCATAGCCATATCAAACCACCACTTCTCAATGTCTTGTGGTTTGTCTCGGAGGAAATCTATTTGGCAGGTGGAGCATTGCATTTCGCCATCATCACCATACAGTGTGGTACAGCCATGTCTTATCCACAGTAATCGCCGGAGATGATTATTCTCTTCCCGTAGCCGTTGAACTTGTAATGATAGTGCGTTACTCAATTTCATCTCACTTAGTTCACCATCCATATCTATTCCATCTTACCTCCAGCTCTTATCTTAGTCCGACAAGTATCACACAGAGTATGTATCCACCCATACTCATTCTGGCTAACATTCTCCTTGGTTCCACAGCTCTCACATGTGTTATAGGACTCATCCTCCGCGTTACTAATGAGAGGATACACCATGTCAGACCTGGTACCATTGATATAGAACCTTAGGCCGCCGAACTTCTCCTTGACCTGGACGGCCTGGCACTCAGGATCCAGCTCGGTGATCTTTTGGCTCAGGTTGTATATAATGTCGAACCAGCCTGATCCACATTCAAATCCCCAGCACATGCAAGTCTGGCTAGGTGGTAGGCCGATCTGGCCGTATAGAGCCGGGAAGTCTTTAACCAGTGTATCTTGGAGTTCCTTTCTCATGATGGCCACCTCTTATCCACATATGTACCGATAGCAGCGGTAGATACCCAAGCCACCACCGCCATGGTGATAATCAAAGGTAGAGCGTACCACTCTCGGTAGTTCACCATTGTAAAGAGTATGTATATATCAACCCATACATTTATCAATACCCATATGATTACAGCTATTAAAGCTTTCATCTCATCCTCCCTATCTTCTCATACACTTTGAAATTCAAGGCCGTCTTGGCCCGGATCACATGCATAGCGGCCACAAAGTTTTCGTTATGGTCACTATATTTGATATGGGCCACCTCATGGATCGCCTTGTCCCGAAGCTCCTCGGCCAGAAGGAACCGATTGGACAACACCTTCTTATCCCAGCCACCTTCTTTACCAATCAAGGTGGGGTTAATATGGATGGAGACGTTGCTTCCTTCCTTCTTCAAGCACGCCGCGGTATCCTTGTCAAACGTAAACCCAGCAGTGAACTCCATGTAGCCGGAACTATTGTCCAAGATGACCTGCTTGCATATCTCTGTCCACACGTTAGCCAAGGTTAGCGCCTTTCGCTGTTTCATGAACCGGCGGACCGCATTGGCCTGGCGCTTTGTATACATCAGCTCAAAGTCCGGCTTGTAGCCAATGAACGACCACCTTTCCTGGTCTATTTGGTGCTCGTTCCCAAGGCGAAGCTTGAGTATTTCAGCATTATAGCCAAGCTTGGTCAAGGCAGCCTCAAAGTTTATCTTAGCGGTGGTTGTATTGAGATTATGAAACACCTCATACATCATTTCAGGTCTAACACGTACCTTGCCAGCGCCGGTTATGACCCTTTCCACCATATCTTTCTTTGAAGTGGTCACGGTCTTTTCATTGGCAATCACATCCCGAACAAAGGCCATGAGCTGGGACCTGTATTCCCATTTCAAGTCATCCCGATTGGACGTCAAACAGTCAATAGATGACTTAGATAACTCCAGGACGAACTGGCCACAGCTTGTCCCGAGGTAATGACTGAACATCCAGATACCCTGGACTTTGACCTCCATGTAGCTTGAATTGATAGACTTATTGAGGTACAGTTCACCAAATGGTAACGACTTTATGTGTCGGCCCTTCCGGCTTTTTGATTCCACAAGGTCTCCATTGATATAAATTTTGGTCCTTGTGTCCATCTTCTGAGCCACCTCATAGAAATATGAGGACATAGCGCCAATGGAATCATCGTCAATGGTGATCTTGGATACAGTGCCGATAGTGTAGCTAGAGGTTCGGTTGATTGTATATTCCGGACCCGATCCTTCTACCAATAAGTCGCCTGTCTTGATTGACCACTGTGGCCATGAGAAGTACAGTAGCTCCTTGGCCTTACCAAAGGCGCCGACAGCTCCGCCAGCATCTTTTCCGGAGGCGCCAAGCACCAGCAGCTTATTTTGGATGACGTCCAGGGTCATTCCGGTACCATCATCCACCACGGTCACGGTGTTACCATCAAAGGTGACATGTATGGTCTTGGCCCTTGCGTCAATACTGTTCTGGAAAAATTCCCTCGGTAAAGCAGTTTTCCAGCTTGTGTAATCCAGGCTTGCCATTTTGCGGAAATAACTGGCCGGACACTGTACTGTACCTTGTATCATGGCTTAATAGGCCTTTCTGAACCAGGTGTAACCTTTCACATGGTTCTGTAGGTAATCGATTGCACCCCACAACTTGATCCCGGTCTTCGGGCCAACCTCAATCAGTTTGGCCTCTGTGTCCACGATCACACCATTGTTCCTCAGCCGAGCAATGGCCGAATTTGCATCTGCATAAATTTCACGTTCCGTCTGCATTCCACACTCCTCATCTGTATAATATTACAAATTCGCCGAAATAGCGATCAAACACGGCAACCAGGTTCTCATAGTCACCGGAGGTCATTTCGTCTATAATGGCCTCCTTGTCAAGGTCCAACTGCTTGGCCAAACGGCCCGCCACACCTAACAGGTTGAAGGCATTCCCGGCAGGCCCCGTAAGGTCAATTTCTATCCGGCCGCTATTTTTCTTCTTTTTGATCGTCATGTCACTACCTTTCTCATTTTGATGATATATTATACCATAAAAATGTAAACATGTCAAGAAAAATGTTTCATAACCATATTAGGTGGTTAGACAACCCACAGCTTTCTACCTGCCTCCGTGTATGAGAAAACCATGTCCCTGAAACGACCTTTATCCTCATTATCCCATATGGTTATATAACCCTTCTTGATCAATGAGGACACAACACCCCTATACTGTTTTTCATTCATCTTGGCTGCTTCACAGACGGCAAATGACCATTGGCCTTCAGCCAGGCAGTCACCATAATCTGTTTGTCGGGACGCTCTGAGTACCATCTCTTCCGATTTGGTAAGGTCTTTGGTGTTCAACCACATAATGACTCCTTATGGGCCACACGATAGGCTAACTGCTGTCTGACGGAAACTCTCCGCCTGCTACGTCTCCTATCATGTAGCCCAATGTTTGGCGATCCGTGTGAGATTCGGACTCACGATCTCTGGCGTGACAAGCCAGTGCTTTAAGCCGGACTAAGCTAACGGACCATATTCGGCGGGATGATCTACCCTAACAGGCTTCGGTCTATAGAGATTTTTACAGCCCTCTCATATGCCTGTCATTGACTTCCGCGCGGTAAGAATGACTTCCAGCATCAAGGGACTATAACCTGTATAACATCCCATATCTTTGGTGGGGCGTCCCGGACTTGCACCAGGTTCTCCTCGGCCATACGGCAACTAAGGTGTCTTACTACATAAACGACCGCCGTCATATTTTCAAAGCTCCTGGATTTTGATCCTACCATGAAAAGCCAGGTCTCTGTCCTCAATGCATTACCGGTTACCCCATGCTCGGATGTTTGTCCGGCCTTCCTGAGTAATCATGTTTTTCTCATTTCGTGAACACAGTATATCACACCAAACCAGCTTTGTCAAGAAAAATATTTCATAAATATTTCATGAGGTTGTCATACCCTATTTACATGTCCCATCAAATATGCTAAAATGACAATTATTACTCCAGGAGCCACCCTTTGGAAATCGATACCAAGAAGCTTATCAAAGACATAAAAGACACTGCCAATGAACAAGGGTCTCTATTGGCTGAGCTAAAAGCCAAGTACCCCATCACCGATTTCGTCTCCTATGATGAATTTAACCTCCAAGACAGGCTCAGCATACTTCCCATGAAGATAGTTGAATACCAGGAATACCATATCAAAGAAAAGGCCATGCTGGAAGCCTTAGAGGATCAACGGGTAGATATAGCCGGACAGCTTTATGAACACTATCGGTTCTCTGCCAATGAGAAACTGGACAAGTATGAGATCAAGGAATACTATATACCACGTCACCCCTCAATACAATCCATGGATAAGATTATCAGGCGCCAAAGGATCACGGTGGAATATATGGAAGGATGCCTGAAGGCCCTGGATAAAATGTCTTGGGGAATCAAGGATTTCATCAAGACGGCAAGAGGTGCCTTGTGATCCGGCTTGAGCTACACGACCCACTTCACATCAGGATAGACACGGAAGACAGGTCCATACTGATGGGCCTGAAGGAACACTTTAGTGCGATGGTGCCTGGCGCCAGGTTCATGCCACAGTATGGAATAGGAGGATGGGATGGTAAGGTCTGCATGTTCAATAGTGGGTCCAGAACACTACCATATGGTCTCCTAACAGATTTCCTCAGGTATATGAAAAAAGAATATCCGCTGGAAGAACTGGGTATCTCACCGGACATAGCCTCCCTGTTCAAATGCATAGAAGATCCCAAGATTACCGCGGAGCTGGCCCTTACGCCACGTCCTTATCAGCTTGATTGCATAACCACAGCTTTACGCTACGGCCGTGGTCTGATCAAGTCCTCCGTTGCATCCGGCAAGAGCCTTATCATGGCATACATACTCAGTGAGCTATTCCACGCTAAAAAGATCAAAAAAGCTCTCATTATCGTGCCTACTACAAATCTATGCGTGCAGCTTGAATCGGATTTTATAGAGTATGGACTGGGGTTACCAGTGGATGTAATATATTCGGGGTCGGAAACATCTTCTAAGGTGTGTGTTACATTTGGTGATGGCTCAAAAAAACTCTATAATAGGAATGATGTTGTGGAATCAAAGCGTGGCAAAATCCTTGCCAAGGAGTTAACCTCCACGGATGAGATTCTATAAATAATTCCAAACACACACAACAAAGAGGTAAGAAATATGACACGTAATGAAATGGTACCTTACTGGAACACTGTATTGAATAGCTATAATAGCGATCTCACTGTTTTATCATATGATGGTCAAGTTATAAAACTGAGTAATGGTGTTATTCTATCAGGAAAGCTTGAAATACAAAGCTTTCGGAGACGTTTATCCAAACATCCAACACTAATTGATGAAATATACAGCACTGATACCAGTATCTCCACGTCCGCGCGAAAGCGAATAAAAAGTTTGGGATGCAGACAAGGAGGGCTTGCAGCACAAAGGCTATATCCAGAATTGAGAAAAAATATGAATACCGGTATACCATGGAATAAGGGAACCGTTGGTATGGTGAATATTTGGAATAAAGGTCTGACAAAAGAGATAGATGACCGGGTGCTAAAACATTTCTCACAAGGTAGGTTAGGTGACAAAAACCCCGCCTTTGGTAAACCAGTGTCCGATGAGCTGAAAGAACAAAAATCGAACCACATGAAACATCTTATTTTGGAGGGTCTCTTTACGCCACCAGTTCATAATTCCTTGACACGTAAGAATTTAGAGTTCAATGGCAAAAAATACCGGTCGAGTTGGGAAGTGTTATTTGCGTTTCTTCACCCAGACTTTTTGTATGAAAAGGTTAGGATACCATATAAGGATTCTGGTAAGCCAAAGGTGCATATTACAGACTTCTTGGACCCAACAAATAACATAATCTATGAAATTAAGCCGGAGTGTAATAGGAAAAAGATCACCACAAAGCTAAGGGAATCAATAAAATGGTGTAAAAAGAACGGTTACACATACGTACTCATCACGGAAAACGAATTATTTGGTAACGTAGATACAAACATATTTGAAAATTTTGAACCCCATGTGAGAAGGTTATTGACAGGAGCGTATAATGCATTTCAAAAAAATCAAAAACATCGAAATTGTAAAACATGAGAGTCCAATAGTAATATCAACATGGCAGTCTATATATGCTGATCTTCCACAAAACACATCATTATTGAGTTCCATGGATTGTGTATTGGTGGATGAAGCACATGTCTCCAGGGCAAGATCATTACAAAAGATCCTCTCCAAGTCAACCAATGCGTCGGTCCGGCTTGGTTTCACCGGTACATTGCCTATACCAAAACTTGAAATGTGGCAAATACAGGGCTATCTTGGCCCAGTGCTGAAGGAATACACGGCTTCCGACTTGGCTAAGCTTGGCTATGTGTCCCACTGTACTGTCCATTCAATTTCGGTAAAATACGCATCCAGGATCACTGGCGAATATAACGAGATCAAGGATGCTGTGTTCCAAAATGAGTACCGGCTTAGGCTAATCAAGGACATCTTGAGCCAATGTGATTCTAATATATTGGTCCTGGTGGGGAAAATAGAAAAAGAGGGCCATTTGCTCAAGGAATACTTGGACGCTAACAATGATATGGGTAAGGAAGTCGTTTTTATATGGGGTGATACCAAAACTAGTGAAAGGGATCATTGGCGGGCTGAATTGGAGAAGCGTAAAAATATCATCTTGATTGCCACTTACCCAATATTCAGCATGGGTGTTAATGTACCTAGTCTCGCCTATATTATATTGGCAAGCCCTTTCAAGAGCAATGTTAGAGTGTTACAGTCCGTAGGCAGGGCTCTTAGGATACATGCCGACAAGATAGGCGGAGCGCATATATATGATATTATTGACCTGGTCAAGTTCCTAAATAAGCACGGTGATACCAGGCTCCGGTATTTTATCCGGGAGGGATTTCACATCATGGATTATAGTATGGTTGAAGGGAAGGATACCACCTTCTTGACAAACGGAAATCTATGTGCTATGGTACCAAATAAAACTGTGGAGGCTGAAAATGTCAAAAAAGAGCATAATCAGAGTTCAAATGATGAACCGGTTGATGAAGGGTCTAAAGTGTAGTGAGGTATATGGCACAATTCCCTATAAGCGGCAGGACGAAAAGGAAATCAAGCAATACATCCATCCTTTCCTCCTAAAAGAGGTGGAGGAAATTTATAAATGCCTTGTTGGATGTAATCCCCGTCTTGCTGCCAAAAAGAGCAAGAAAAACCTGCTGTGGGAGTCAAATGTTGCTACTACTATCAACCATATCCAGCTGTTTGGTACCAATCATAGACCGGACTTTGTGTTCAAATTCAATCCAGGTACAAAGGTGGCTGTAGAGATCAAGAAAGGTGAGTCTGGACCAGAGTTACGTGAGGGCATAGGCCAGGCAATAGTGTTTTCCACCCATTATGAGTTTGTGTCCCTACTGTTTATTGACACCTCCAAGGAAGGCAAGATCAAAGCATCCTTGAAAGGTGAAAAGGAGCAGGAATTGATCACAAGTCTATGGGACCATTACAATATCATGTTCGACATCGTTTAGGCTAAAATAATACTTGACAAATGGAGCCGGTTGTGTTAGGATGTGTAAAATTTGGTTGCGTAGCTTAGTCCGGCTAAAGCCCCTAATTGCTAAATTTGAACTTGGAGGACTGTAGCTCAGTTAGTAGAGCCGGCATCTCAAAAATGGTTTATGTGTACCTTCAGTGAGTTTCTTATAAATACATGATAAGAAAGTGCTGGAGGGTTTATATGAGCTATGAGGAAGTAAAACGATGGAGAAGTCGGACAAAACAAAGAATGATCGACGCTTTTGGAGGAAAATGTGGTATTTGCGGTTACAACAAAACACACCGCTCATTATGTTTCCACCATACAGATGGAAACATAAAAGATTTTATTCTTGGTAATGCTAAATCCTGGGCAAAGATTGTTGTGGAGCTACGAAAGTGTGTTTTGTTGTGCGCGAATTGTCATGGTGAAGTCCATGATGGGTTGTTAGAAATACCAAACAATGTTCAAATGTTTGATGAGACTTTCGAGGATTATAAACATGGTCAACTTTTTGACGTTTGTCCTATTTGTGGAAATGAGAAGTATAAAAAGCTGCACACATGTTCACGGGCCTGCGCCGCGAAGGCCACTCAAAAAATCGATTGGGATGGAATAGATTTGGTTGAATTACTCAAACAAACCAAAAGCTTTGTTGGAACAGGTGATATGTTAGGTGTAAGTGGCGCAACGGTCAAAAAAAGATTGGTAAAAATGTATGGTATCGATAGTATCAATAATATACGACGATGTTTACCATCCGGAAAACTGGAACCTTGGAGTCAACACGGTGTTGATAACCGATAGGTCGCAGGCGCAAATCCTGCCGGTCCTACCAAATAAAAATGGGGTCGTAGCTTAATGTAAAGCGTAGTCCTTATAAGGCTTTGACTGTTGGTTCAAGTCCAACCGATCCCACCAATATATGAAAGGTGTGATATGAAAACCATCGTGGAAATGCATTATGGCAGTCAACTCTACGGTCTGGCCACTCCGGAAAGTGACCAGGATTACCGGGGTGTTTTCCTTCCGGACATGAGGTCCATCTTGCTTGGTAGGATTCCAAGGAGCCTGAATACAAGCATCAAGAAGTCCCTCAGTGACCGTAATGGTCCGGAGGACACGGATATCGAGTTTTTCTCCCTACACCATTTCATTAATATGGCCTGTGAGGGTAATACCATTGCGTTGGATATGCTCCATGCACCTAACAACATGTTGATCCAAACCAGTTCTTTATGGGATGAAATTGTGGCCAATAGGTCCAGGTTCTACACCACCAAGCTGAAGTCCTACCTTGGATACGCCCGGACTCAGTGCCACAAGTACGGTAACAAGGGTGATAGGCTAAGGTCCGCCACCATGGTACATAATTTTTTGACCAGTGTCAATACTGATATTGCAAATGATTATTTCCGTATGGATGAGATTTGGTCTATGCTACCGACTGACCAAAATGTCCAATTTGTCAATACCGAAACGCCATATGGCCCAAAGATTTTCTATGAAGTGTGTGGCCGTAAGATCGAAAAGACTCTTACCGTTTCCGGTGCATTGGATATTGTGTTCCGGATCATGGAGAAATATGGCAACAGGGCCAGGTTGTCCTTGGATGGCCACGACTGGAAAGCGATCACCCATGCTGTCCGGGCCTGTCTCCAGCTAAAAGAGCTATACAAGGATGGTACTATCACGTTCCCACTGAAAGCGCGGGAATTACTGATGAACATCAAGCTGGGTAAGCTGGGCTTTGAGACCGTGGTGTCCCCAATGTTGGATGGTTTGATCCAGGAGGTAGAGGAGCTGTGTAACAAATCCACCTTGCCGGATAAAGTGGACCGACATTTCTGGGATGAGTTTATCATCACCAATGTGAAAAATATTTTATAGGCACATGTTTACAATCAGGCCTTAGCCTGATAAAATAGCGGTAACAATAAAAATTGGAGGTTGTACATTTTATGCGTAAGAAAGATTTGGTAGAATTTGTGGCGGGTACCACCAATATTAGCAAGCGGGATGCCGGTATGGTTGTGGCGGCGGTGGTCGAAGGTCTTCGATCAGGTTTAATCGAGGACGGTGAAGTCGGTATTGTTGGTTTTGGCTCATTCAAGGTCAAAGACAAACCGGCACGCACGGCAAGAAACCCCAAAACAGGTGAAACGGTGGATGTAGAGGCGCGCCGGGTGATCAAGTTCAAGCCCTCTGGTGAGCTGAAAACAGCCGTACAGTAACCAGAGCAACCAAGGTGTGATGTTGTACCAGTACAGAGTGAACGCTGGATCTTAACCATCCAGCGTTTACTTTTTGTACCAACCATGCTATACTAATCCCATAGGAGACCATTATGGATAAAACAACGCTTTGGACCTTTTCCAACGAGCCCCAATCTCTCCAAGAGATGTGCTTAGACCCATCTATAAAAGCCAAGCTTGAGAAGGCCTTGGTTGAAATGCCTAACCTTATGCTATCGGGACCCCCTGGTATTGGTAAAGGAACTTTCACCAATATTTTCCTACGAACCACTGGTGTTGATTATATTAAGATCAATGCATCAGATGAAAACAATGTGGATACAGTCCGGACAAAAATCAAGGCCTTCGCCACAGCACTGGGCTTTGCGGCCACCAAGAAATATGTCATACTTAACGAAATGGACGCACTTTCCGTAAATGCGCAATGGGCCATAAGGGATTTACAGGAGTCTGTCCAATCAATCACCAGGTTTATCTATATGTGTAACTATGAGCAGAAGATCATACCGGAGATCATATCCAGATGTCAATGTGTTAGCCTTAATAGCCCGCCACCAAAGGACATCTATATGTTCCTACAGGGTATCCTCAAAAAAGAGAAGGTGGTCTTAGAGTCCAAAGAGGACCTTGTGGCCTTGATCAAAAGCTATTATCCGGATATTCGCCGGATGATCAATACACTCCAGCTCAATACAGTGAATGGTAAGATAAGTCATGTCACCTTAGACAAAGCCAACACCATATATGATGAAATACTGAAAGCCATGTTGGAACATGACCTGGATACAATCAGGAAGATACTGCGGAGCAACATGATTATGTACCCAGATTTGTACCAGCATTTGTTTGACAATGTGGATCAGTTCAAGTCGCCTGGTGATGCCATCATTGAGATCGGTAACGCATTGTACCGAAGCAGTATCGTGGCCATACAGGAAATCAACTTTTTGGCTATGGTTGCGCGGATGATGAGGGATGGTGTGATTTGAAAAAGCAATCCTTCAATGAGTTTTTTGCTCCGCTGAACAACATCTTCTATAAGAAGCAGGAGCCATATGATCCCAGAGTGATGCCGGCCTATTTGATGTCACTCTGGTTGTCACACTCCAACGATCTCTTAGAATTGATTAATGACATTAACGACATTCACTTCCTGATCGATGACCGACTCATCCAAAAGTATTATTACCACATGGTTCCAAAAGGCAGAAGGTTCCTTAAATGGATCAAAAAAGATAAAGCCGATGAGAATGAAATCGACACCAGGAAGGAACTTGGGATCAGTCGAATAGAATATAGATGGTATAAAGAGTTGATGTGATTTACAAAAACTTGTCTGTGTGTTACAATTCAATAAAACTAAGGAGACCCTATGATTATCAACATCGAAAAATTTAAGGAATTGCTGCGTAAAGCTACGGTCAACTACTCCATTGAGTCCGTACAGCTTAATTTTGAGAAGGGGTTGGTGGAGTCCAAGATGATCTCCTCCGCAAGCGATGTTATTGCCATACTAAAGACCGAGAATGATGTGCTTCCGGAGCTAAAAACCGATATGTCCTTCTCCTTTGCTGATCCGGCTCAGAACCTTTTGCCTTACCTCAACCTGATAGATGAGGCTGAAACGGTCATCAAGGTTAGTGAGGAGAAGATCACCCTTCTCACAGGCCATCAGTCATCCCATGTTTTCTTTTGCTCGCCTCAAATTGTAAGTGTTTTTGGCCATACTGAACCGAAGGCCAGTTTCCCGGTGTTTCACCAGGTCAAAGTGGATAAGTCATTCAATGACACTTTTGAGAAGATCAAGAAGATCGGATCCAAGTTTGGTAAGGTCTACTTTGGGGTGGATAAAGGCTCATTCTATATTGAGACCAGTGACAAGACCAATAAGTTTTCTAACAGCTTCCGGGTGGATCTCAGCCAGGTAAAGTATTCCGATGTATCGATATGCCTTGATTACAAAAACATCGTGAACCTCATGTCCATCATAGAATCGGATGACTTTACCATGGAATTCTACTATGTCAAGGAACGAGGTTTGGGTATGGTTCGCACATCCAACAAGAGTGGCAGTGAGAATTATTACCTTATGTCAAAAAAAGAAACTTAGTATTGAACTCTTTATATAAATAAGTCAGGAGGGCTAATACCCCTTGACCTATAAGGAGAGTATATGATAAAGCTACGTGATTACCTACAGTCCCCTACAACCAATCCTATGGTAACTGAGTCTAAGCTGGATAAACAAGACACGAAGATGATCTACTCGGTTCTTGAAAAACCGAGAAACATCAAATTCGTGTTACGCTCATTTAGCCAAGAGTTAGGCGAAGATGACAGAGAGGTTAATGTGTCATTACGCAACAATGGTGTATTAACCTTTTCCTATAACATGGAATTATATGATTTTACTGAAAAGCTTGTGGATATACTTGACACCCTTAGGCTGAAATTCAAGGCCGAGGAAGAGAGAAACATCAACACCGTCAATATAGTAGTCCAACTCTAACTACCTGTTATCATTCATAAACATTTTGCTTGACAAATCATCCATCATATGATATACTGAGTAATGTGGAGGTAAACTATGTTTGTATTTTGGAGAAATTGGCTGTTTGGTGAAGGAGGTTATAGTGCCAGTTAAACCCGCACCAAAGGTCAGGTTTTACCTTTGGATCAAAGGTCGGCAAGATTCCATAGATATGTCAGCGCCCTATAATCCTACCAAAAAGATATGGTTGCCATGGAAGTCATTCTACAAATGGTATTTTGGTAAAAATGGTAAGCCGTGGTATATCTTTAGGACATCAAAAGCTGAAACGATGATCCGGAGGGATGAAATAAGCCATTGGATGATCTTTAAGCCAAACGAGGAGGAAAAATAAAATGATACCGGAAGTTGTGAAAAATTATTACATCATGTATGAATGGAGAGATAAATCTGGTAGAGATCACCGTTCTCCAAGAATATCTGTGGCCGTGCTCAGAGACTCGGAGGGCCTCTACCATAGAGGATTGGCCATGTGCTCGTTTGAAGAAACGCCGGTAAAGGTCTACGGACGAAGTGTGGCCATTAACCGAGCTAACTTGGCCTTGGAATACAAAGAGTCCTCCGGGAATATTATTTACCGGGAGAAAACCGAAACACTTTACCTACTTCTCAACGACGAAGGAATACAACCGGATTTCAAGTCCCAGTACAATGTTACACCCACCGCTTTTGAAAAGAAGCTATTTGGTAATGGCTGGAAGCCGACCAAACAGACCGAGGATGACATCGAAGGAGTGGCCGACTTTATAGTACATGACCTTACAGAGTCGGAAAGCAAAAAACTCAATGATTTCCTTAACTATCTCATAAGCTTGAGGACAAAACGATGACCAAATGTATAACCACAAGACCAGGAAAAGAGTGTTTCCTGATGGGTAAGTCCATGTGTACATTGTATCCACTAACTTGTTTACCAGTAGTGGATAAATGTGATACATGTAAACATGTAGACCCAATGGGTTATTGCAATGTATATATTAGCCCAAAAGCACGTTGGTCGCTGCTCGGAGGATGCCCTCTAAATACCAACCGTGTCGTAAAAGAGGAGGAGAAGAAAAGGATCAATCCCTTGAAGGCGTCCAAAAAGTCCAAGGGCAAATAACCATTGCAACCGTGCAATATGTATGAAGGGAGGTACATATGAAACGAGCTACAATAGCGATTTTGCTAACATTGGCCTTGACATATCAGGTACAATCAATTTCATCCATGATTCACCCCGTCAATGGCAACATAGAAACCAAAGAAAACCCATTAAAACTGGCCGCGATGAAAACCGGATTGGGTGATCCTGGTGAAAAAATCCTTAATGCAATAGGTATAGCATCCAAACAAACAGGTCTAAAGGAAACATTTATACTGGCATTGATGTTTTCCGAGTCCTCATTCAAGACTCATGCTGTTTCCAAGAAGCAATATAAAGGCCTGATGCAAATTCCACACGCCGTATATTACGAGGATGCCAATGTCCTTATAGGCAGCCGTATATTTACCGAGAAGCTATTTTTGGCTAAAGGGGATTACAGAAAAGCAATAGTTCTATACAAAGGTTGGTCATCAGATCATCCGGAGGGTTGGAGACAAGCAGATAAGGTTTTACACATATCTAAAAGACTGGAGGCTCACGTATGACATTGGATAAACTAGTTCCATCTAAAGAAAAACAAGGTATGTTATATAAAATAGGCTTTTGGTTTCTAACGATATTTCTGGTGGGATTCCTTTGTGGTACATACTTTGCTCAACAGTTGATTATACTACCAAAGTTGATGGAAGCTCAAAAAATTGGTGCGGTGGTCATCAACAAAGAAATATACGATCTCAAAAGACGTCCGTAAACCATCGAATCCATTACATAACATTTTTCTTGACATGGTATAGATATTATGATATAATACTTCCAACAAATAAGAGAGGTGTTGATATGTCATCGGTTAAGACGGTCAAGAGAGATGAGAAAACAGGTTGGTATATTGATCGCGTCCATGTTGGTGGCACTGTCTGGTTCTTGAAGGACAGGAAAGGTAACGCGGTAGCTCATGGTAAATATAGACCGATGCTGGAATGCTATAAAATATCAATCAAGGAGGCCAAAAATGTGGGCTAAACCTACAAAGGCTATGCTGGCAAAGGTTCCGAAACTGTATTCCACGGAGAAGATCAAGGCCAAGGACAAGATGATCTACCTGCACTTCTTCATTGGAGCCTGTGACTGGTATATTGCGGAATATGATGGCAAAGACATGTTCTTTGGGTTTGCGATCCTCAATAACGACCTCCAAAACGCTGAGTGGGGCTATGTTTCCTTCAGTGAATTGAAGGAATTGAACGTTCGCGGCTTCGAGGTGGACACTGATAAATACTGGGATGTCCGTAAGGCTATTGAAGTCAGTAAGATTGTTGCAGCAAATGGGGTGTAGTGTGGAAAAATACCTGTATGAGTTTGCTAATATTGGAAGCCGACGCACCGGTATTAAGAAGGTTCATGTACATGTGTATAGCCAAGGGGATAAAGAATTGGCTCATTCTCCGCGTATAAAGGTGAGCAATGTATATGGTAAGTTCAGAACAGATGACTGTTTCACAGTTTCCATTGTCACCAAGAAGGTTATGGAAGGCAAGGTAAAGATAAAAGTTGAGGAGTTTGCGGAAGTACTGAACTGGATTGACTTAAACAAGGAGCTTTTAATAGAATATTGGAAAGTCGGTAATGATATGGATACTGATGAATTTTTAGACAGTTTGAGGAGCATATGAGAGACTTTGTTGGTAAGGAAATATCCCTCGGAGATAAGGTGGTAATGATAGCACCAAAATACCGTTCACTGGTCATAGGAACGGTTATCAAATTCACACCTACCGCCCTAAAGATATCTTATAGAAACACATGGAATGTACCGACCGGTTGGGACCTTGAAATCCTACAGAAACCCAACCAAGTCGTTAAGGTTAGTGATGTATAGAGCATTAGTATAAAGGTCAGTACAATGGCCCTTCAAGCCATAGGTCCGGTTTCAAGATCCGGATGCTCTACCAGATTTATTGCGGCGAGGCTTGGAAGCCCAGTGGCGCTCATAACGCCATCTTAGACAGTTCGATTCTGTCCGCCGCTACCAAATACACAAGTTGGTGCATCGATTGGTTGTAGAATACCGGAGCTTCCGGACTTACCAACCCATCCGCCAACATAGGATCACAGCGGGGTTAGCTTAATGATAAAGCGGTTGACCGCCAGTCAATCAGATACCAGTTTGAGTCTGGTGCCCCGCTCCAAAACATCAGTGTTCGTGGTCTAATACTAAGGCTCCACCCTTCCAAGGTGTAAGATGCCGGTGGAACTCCGGCCGGACGCTCCAAAACGTCCTGGAGGAGTAAACAGAGGCACACTTATCCAAAGGAACCCAGTGCCAGAAGTACAGAGGATAAGGCTGTTTACTGTGAGGTTCGATTCCTCACCACTATATTATGGTGACTGTAGCTTAGTGGTAAAGCCACAGGCTGTGGCCCTGTTCACTCGGGTTCGATTCCCGGCAGTTACCCAAAGATTTACTTGACAAACGTGTTGTAATATGATAGTATGGTCTATCAAATTTGTGGAGATAAAAGATGTATCCAAGTAAGATTGTCCTTGATACCATAGATAATGCTTATGGCCACTTTCATACAGTTAAGGCCTTTGATGCCTATCTCACTGAAAAGTTTCCTTATCTACCAGACTATGCTCTGGGCTTAGCCCACTGCATCCGCCGGTTGAAAATGTGTAACCCTAAAGATGTGGAACGTGAGATATGTGCTATAAGGGGTATAATGTGGCTCAAGTCCGACTCATTCGATGGCAAACTCGATGATGTGTTTTTTGAGATCAAGGGTCAATACACAGGAAACTTAGCTGGAAAGTGTTCGTGGAGTCATCTTTCACTAAAGATACTCGGCGGTATTAGAGACCTTGGCGAAAAGGCGCGCCTAATAGTATGTGGATTCATTGATGCCGAGCTGATTTTTGCCTTTGAGGTGCCATATGGATTCATCCTGGAAGACTTGGAGAAATTGTTGAAGGATAGAGACTGTGGCTCTGTCTGTATCTGTTGGATGAGGTTTGCCGAGTGTACCGATTTTACCATCCTCTTCCTTAATGAGGATATTGATACCTATAAAGACCGGATAAGCAAGGATCTATTAACCCAACTCAAAGAAAGGACCAAAAGATGAATGAACAGTCGGTAACATCAGCCCCTAGTAGAAAGGGTGAACGTCTTACTTACGAGGATAAGGTCATTGTTTGTGGACTTATTAGAAAAATGCCGAAGAGTACCGCCAATGAAGTGGTTGCTGCGGCACTCACACAAGGCGTGGAAGTTTCCGGTGCCACTGTCTACGCTTACCGGAAGAATCCACCAGTTATCTTGGAAATAGGTACCGCCGTTGAACCTCCAAGGGATCCAAGAGAGGTCATCCAGGCCATTGAGAATATGTATGGTAAATATAGCTGGAAAGTACTCATTGTCCTTTCCGAAGAACTCACCGATGTACTTGTGGCCTATAAAGCCTATGAGGAGGCCCTTTAACCCATGGACCAAGAAACCCACAACCTGCTGTATCGCATATCCTGTCTTGAGCAGGACGTGAAAACCTTGATAGATGCCAACAAGGAGCTAGCCTGGTCTGTATATGAGAAGGACAAGCTGATAGAGGCGTTCAAGGATCAGATCCGGTACATGAGAGAACTGATGCCAAGGGATGAAACCCTTCACTAATACGAGTCGGTGGTGCAACGGTATAGCATATCCGCCTCCAAAGCGGTAAGATCAGGGTTCAAATCCTTGCCGGCTCGCCAAGTATATGATACTATTGATGAACATTTTATTTGACAAAACATTGTGATTGTGGTATAATACAACCAAGAAATATCTAAAAATGGGTAAAATATATCTATATTTGGTGTGAAAGGAAATAACATATTGACCAAAGAACAAGCTGTTGCATTGGCCGAGTCAAAATTTTGGGAGAAGATGAGCCAGAAAGACATAGCTCGGTTCCAAATCAACCAGAAATTGCTCTGTATGCCATTTTCTGTGTTCCACGAAGCGGTTGAAAAAACAATCGGTCGGCCTGTGTGGACACATGAGTTTGGTGTAAATGCGGATGGATTACGACGTGAAGTAAATGAAGGTGGACCAGCACCGACGTTTCAGGAAATCATAGAAATGATTCCGGCAGACAAACGGATTATACTCATTAAAGAGGTCAAATGATGAACAAAGACACCACAATACGCCAACTGAAACAGTGGGATAAACAATACCATACCCTTGGTAAGACTTCGGTATCTGATACTCAATATGACAGGCTAAAAACCGAAGCCAAAACTCTCTGGCCCGACCATCCATACTTCCAGACAGTTGGTTCCAGCACGGCCGGTGAGAAGGTCAAGTTGCCATATGTGCTTGGCTCATTGGATAAGGTAAAGGTTGATACAGTCAAGGCCTGGCTTGATTCCCACAAGGGTCCATTCCAGGTCATGTCTAAACTTGATGGAATATCATTTTATATAGAATACAATAATGGTGTTGTTGTCCGCGGAGCCACTAGAGGTGATGGCTCATATGGTCAAGATATTAGTGATAAACTAAAAGTGATTTGTCCGGAAATCAACACAAATGATAAAATTATATTCCGTGGTGAGTTGGTATTAAAGAAGGACGTTGATATAACGAAGCTTGGCTATAAGAACCGACGTAATGGTGTGGTTGGTATTACCAACCGGAAGGGGTTAGAACACGTCGAATTAATTAGTCCTGTATTTTATGAAGTTATAGTACGCAATGGAAAGTCAATTACAGCATATGAGGCTGATAAAATTTTGCAAACCATTGGTTTATCTACACCAAAGTCTCGGGTATTTGAGAACGCCGGTAATATGTCAGAATTTCTTGTGGATAAATTGGTTGAATGGAAAACCGATGAGGAGTACGATATAGATGGCTTAGTTATTGTGGTATATAATTCATTACGCGAAAACATCATGATTCCAGAAAATAAAGTTGCGTTCAAATGCAACACCGAAGCTATAGAGGCAAAGGTTGTTAGTGTTGAATGGAATACCAGCCGGTTAGGTAGAGTTATACCAACTGTATTACTCGAACCAATAGATATTGGTGGCGTAACCATTTCAAAAGCAACGGGGTTTAACGCCTTATTTATTAAGGAAAATAAAATTCAACAAGACACCATAGTGACCATAATTCGTGCGGGAGAAGTTATACCCCATATAGTGGATATATTATCGTAGAAAATTATCAATGAGTGACCAATCTTTGTTTTGTAACCATTGATCCTCATGAATAACCAATAGATCAATGCCTTTTATTCGACATTGTTCTTGTTTTACCATATCACAAGATTGTCTTTCCGGTAAGCTATGCCAATAAGAGCCATTATATTCAATAGCTTTATTAGTATCCGGTAACCATATGTCTAGTTCAAGCTTTCGTTTGGTTAATGGATTAGTAATTTGTTTTTTTTATCATTGGGTTTCACTATACCGGTATATATTTTTTTAACATATTCAAGTATTTCTTTTTCTGGTTTTGAGTATGTTTGGCATTCCCAACATATTTGGCATCTTTTACCCCTTTGGAAATTACTAAGTCTGGTGTTGTAAACATGGCCTTTTGGACATTTGACCTTTAGAGAGGAATTGACATTTTTTATAGACAC